CGACCGACGTTGTAGTGTCGGGTCCAGAAGTGGTGTCAATAACCAGTGGATTAACCAAGTCTTGATCACGGAACCACTCATTGAAAATTAGGGCGTAGCCACGGAAGGGGAGAGCAGAAACTGGACGAGAAGCAACGCCGGGAGGTACACCCAGATAGTCAGCGAGAGAGCCGACAGCGAAGCCAGTAGACACAGGCGTAGTGATAGTAGGAAAAACAGATGCATCAAGACCATCCTCCCCACCAGTGATGAAGTCCTCCCAGTCATCCCAGATAAGACGATTCGGAACGAAGAAATCATAGATATCAACGTTAACTTTATGCATAACAGGGGCGAGAAGAGGAGAGCAGCGTATAAGAGCAGACGTTGCTTTCTGGAATGTGTCTCCCGGTAATACTTCGACCAAGTTAAGGGGAATGATTTCGCCCAGATCGAAGGAAGCCAGGAAGGTAGAAGAGAGGCCATGTTTGTGCCTTTTCATAGAGATTTCCTGTGTTTGCGGTATTGCTGTTTATTTACCATTACATTGAAGGCTGGCGCGTTTACTTCGAGGCAGATGCTTTTGTAGACTTGCGAGAACGTGAGAAAGCGCGAAATATTTTGCTCCGCATATTGGCGCAGAAGCTGCACCTGGGCTTTGTTGTTGTCGAGGACGATTTGCGGCGCGTCTGGAGAACGGCCGATTTGACTGCGGAGGAGACGGGTGAGGTAACGCCCGATAGGCCAGGGTTTACCCGCATGCCTAAGTGAGGTTGGCACGTCGGGGAGGGCGTCGAGTACAGGAGCCGGAAGCTCGAGTAACTTAGATGCGACTTCGGGGATATAACTTGCACCTAGGCCTCCACCTTTTTTGGACATGCGCGAGAATTCAGGATGTCGTCCACCAAGTCGGAAGTCGTCTGGGTCGGTAAGCTTTTTTGTAACATATCCGCATATATAAGCCGCGCTAGCTCGTTCCACTTGACCCAGATCTGCGCCTCCATATGGCCATTGTCGTTGCACAGCGTCACATTGAGGACAACAGTTGAGCCCGGCTTTGTATCGATAATGGCGCGTCCGACCGTAATTGCACGACGGCAAACCAAAGATGACAGCGTGGTAATGAGGTCGTTGGCTGTCATCGCCGTACTCACCACAAGCGAAATATCGTAGTCTTCGTCCATAGTTATACTGGTCCTTTCTTAACCGCATCCAGAATTTGCGGAGATGATCCGGGTCGAGACTACCGCCCGCGGGTAGATAATCATCAGCGTAAGTAAGCGTGACGAAGGCGTTGTGGGCATGAAGTGAAGCTTCCAGCATGACGCGGTGTGTCCACACGCGTTTTCGTTGAAGACGACAGGCCATGCACTGCCCGCAGGGGAGTAGCATGGCCTTTATGTACGTTGGGTTCTGACATAGACCCATGTTGATCCTAGAGGCGGAAGCCAATTCGAAGGGGTGCGCCGCGACCGCGACTGTGGTTGTACTTCTTTTTACCGCCCCGGCGGCGACCTTTACGATGTCTCATGCTATCCATCCCATTTTTTGAAGCCACGAGGGCGGTTGAGGAAGTTGTATTTCTTGATTTGATACTCCCCTTTTACTGAGTTGAATTTCCAGTATTCGTCAGGCCCGAGCTTGACGTCAGGAGGCGGGGAGAAGCTGCCGCCGAGGTGTTGCGGGAGGAGGCGGTTTCGGAGAGACCACTGGATTTCCCCGAGTGTATCCTCCTCCAAACGGTCCTTAGCGTCTTTTGAAAAACTCGGCGCCCAGCCTGTCGGTGTTCGTAGATAGCCAGCTTCAGCGACAGCACCTGCCTCCTGTGAAGGAGTTCCTGGGATGACAGCCTGCCGAGCCATGGGGCTGGTTTTGACGAGTGGTGAATTTCCTTGTCCATCGATAAGCATACGGTCTCCAGCCGTTGGCATTGGAGGGTTAGATTCTTGGCGTGTCTTCGCAAGCTGTGCACCAAGTAGCTCATTCTCTAACCCCATGCGTTGAAGCGCGAGTGCCTGGGATGTCTTAGTAAATGCATCCACCTTCCCGCTCGCTGAACGTGTGACATCCACTGCGCGAGAAATATCTTGTCCTGCTTCAGCAAGACCGGAGAGTGGATTAGTGTTACCAACAGCAACTGGCGCGTATGATGTGGTATTCGCGCCCAGTGCGTATAGGGGATGAATGCCAGCTTGTTTAGCATCCTCTACCTTCCATTGAATACCCTGTTGGGCGAATTCTTTCTGATGTTGATACTGTTCTTTGGCGGCATCCTTGGCTGCCTTAGCGCCGAAGATGCCGGAGGCTACGTTACCTAGGGCGCTAGCAATTGCTCCGATCATTTGCCCGCCTCCTTACGTGAGGCGGGCGGCAACTTGCGAATGCCCTGCCTGTAATAATACCAGAAGCGAGCATTCATATGAGCCTCAAAGAAATGGTCGTAGATCATTTACATTTAACCTTTGAGCTTGGAGTGTAGCGGGCGGTTTTCATTCCGTTGCGCCCGCTTTGACCAGTAGCGAAAAGGACTTGCTTCCGAATATCACGGTTTTTGCAAGTCGAGACCTCTTTGGCAACCTGAGTTGCCCGGTAGAGGTTGTTTCCCGTCGCATTCTTAGCCACGCGATTAGGTGGCGTTGGTTGTGGCGTAACGTCCGGCAGGAGCCGGTTGAGGAGAGCCGGTCGAGGTAGCATTGGAGCGATGACCGGCGGCGACGGGAAGGAGATACCGAGGGGATTGATTGCCACATATCGAGTTGTATTGAGGGGCAGGGTTCCCCTAGAGATTGAGACATCTCGCCCTCTACTCTTTGCCATGGTGGCATCCTTCGGTATCAGTTAGCAGAGTGATCATCGAGTAAGATCACTCTGCTTGTCAACTCTAATCGAGTTTGGGGCGATTGAGCCTGTAGTCTCAATCGCGTACCTACATCCCAACAATGGGATGTCACGGCCTTCGGCCTTGAAAAGGAAGGGGGGACCTCACCTGGGATCATGACCGCCGGACCGGCCCCCTGGCGTGGCAGGGGGGCCGGCTCCGGGGATCATGATCCTTGAGGGTGAGGATGTAGCTGCGCCGGCCCGCTGGGGCGGGCCGGCGCTGACGGGGCCTTGCGGTTAAGCCCCGTCTTTGACCGGCGGAGGAGGAGGAGGGGTTTCCGCCGATTTATCGAAGTGAGCCTTGAGCTCTTGGTATTCTTTGCGTTTTTCGTCGAGAGCCGCTTGTTTGTCGCGGGCCTCTTTTTCTTTCATCATGTTGGCGTAGGCGACCGCATCGTTCGCCTCGTCCTGTTCTGAGTATTCGTGACCGCTGAAGGGACATAGGTCCTGATGCGGTTCCACGTCAAAATCCATTGCCTCCTCTGGCGTATCGGCTCCGAGCTCACGAGCAAGCGCTGCCAGCTGCTTGCCGTGAATTTGACGCCGAACCCTATCGGCGATGTCCTCCGGTTCAGGTAGACCCAGTGATGGCTCGACGGGAACGCCATCCGGGAAGTGGACCCTTTGACCATTACGAGATGGATCGGCGTGATACCGGATATCGTGCTTCGTAGGTTCACGGAAATAGGTCCGGCCGCCATTGCCAACAACCCTTTCATGATGTTTCTGGAGAGCTTGCTCCAGCATTTCCTCAAAGGAGGGACCCTTAAATAGTTCGGAATTACGATGCGGCATTGATTGCTCCCATTCGACATACTTAGAATAGCATAGACTTGCCAGTTGGAACCACAAGACGGCGCGCCTGAATACTGTGGTTAGCTGTGATGTATAGAACATCCTCCGAGGGAACCGCGAATGGTTCTTCCGAAGGTACGCATTCAATGAACTCCTCATTGAGTGCAGGCGACGAGCCGAAGATGCGCGCGAAGTGCCAGAAGTCGAGCGTTGTCCGGAAGTCGCCCGCGATGCGCGACCAAGCACTTCGATAATCATCGTAGCGATCTTGATAGCCGAAAACACCGTCCGGAGTGGTATGGGCAAAGTCTACCTCTTTGTTCAGGATTGCCTGTTGCCCGATGAATTGGAGCTCTGGTTGCCAGAAGTCCTCTTTGAAGCGCCTATTCCAAGGGCGTTCCAAGCCGTCGGCGTAAATTGACTTGGGCCGAACGACGATAAAGGTGAAGAGGAATCCATGCTCTTCGAAGGTTCTGCGCCAGCGGCGGGATCGCATGCCCGTAATGCCATGTCCTTTGAGGTCACCGACAGGGTCAGTACCAGGTCCTGTCTGGAGCACTTCAGAAAATTGGATAACATCTCGCCCACCCCCGAGAAATTCGGGCCGCTGTAGACGTGCGTCACTGTACCTGACGCCCATGTAACGGAGATATTCAGGATATCGACTTCCAAAGCGAGCACGAGCCTCTTGCATGCGCTGCAGGGCGGCGGCCTCGCGAAGCGCGGTTAAGGTGATGGCGGAAGCACCGGACAGGTCCGCAAAAATCTGTGGCCGACCCGTGGAGTTATTGACGTCACCCCTGATGTACCACTCCGACATAACGGCGGAGTCCATATCGACCTTCGGGTTATAGGTGACGTTTGCACCAGTCGTTTGCCTGACGTTAGCCTGAGAACCATCCGGGAAGGGGTTTGTGGCGCTCGTCCCAATACCTAAGACAGGTGCTGTAGTACCAAGCGGGATAGTAATATCTGCGCCTTTGCTTTCCCAAGGACGAGCCGAAGTAAAATAATCCTTAGGCCATGCAGCAGTCTGTAACGCGACCGACGTTGTAGTGTCGGGTCCAGAAGTGGTGTCAATAACCAGTGGATTAACCAAGTCTTGATCACGGAACCACTCATTGAAAATTAGGGCGTAGCCACGGAAGGGGAGAGCAGAAAC